ATTGGCCGGGCCCGACGCGCCAAAGCCGAAATCCATCATCACCGGCGTCGTGGCCAGCGCATATTCCCCCGTTCCGGGCAGAAGCGCCACGCCCTTGAGCGCGCGCACCGGATCAAGCGCCGCCCCCTCGCCACCCGCCTGACTCGGGCGGCAGACCTCGAAGCTGAATTGCGGCACCCGCGTGCCGAAGGCCGAGAGATCCAGATCCTCGATCACCACATAGGCCGTGCCGCGATAGGCGGGCACGTTGCCCGCACCCTCCACCGCCTCGATCACCGGATCGGGCAACTGATCGCGCGTGCCGGGATAGACCCGCATGTTGAGGCTCGCGGGCGCGATCTCGGTCCCGTCGGCCCAGATGCGCGCCACGCGGGTGATCTCACCCTCGCAGAGCGCCAGCGCAAGGCTCACCGAATAGCTGATGATGCGCGTGTCGGGCGTCGCGGGTTTGGGACTGCCCTTGCCGCCGCCGCTGCGCCCGCGCGTCACTGTGACATTCTCGCGAAATTCCGTGGCCCAGATCACCTGTCCACCGACACGCATCCGCCCGTAAACCTGCGGGATCGCATCCCCCTCGCCCGCGCCCGTCAGGCGCAACCGGCTCACGCGGCCCGTTTCCACCACGCCCGAGCCCTGCCCAAGCAGCCGCTGGTCGATGGACCGCCCCACCAGCGCGCCCGCGAACCGCCCGATGGCGACCGACGAAAGCCCCAGAGCCGAGCCGCCGACCGCGCCGCCAATCGCCGCGCCTGCCGCCGACAGAAGTATCGTTGCCATGGTTTATCCCTCCTCAGGAAAGGCGAAACGCGCGACGATGCGCCGCCGCCAGGGCAGGCTCAGCGCGCTTTCGACCACGCCATGCCCCGAATAGGCGTGAATGAACGTGGCGCGCGCGCCCGTCTCCGCCGCGATGCCCAGATGCTTGGCCACCGCCCCCGCGCGCATCCGGAAAAGGAGAACGTCGCCGGGGACCTCGTCGGTCAGCGGTTTGGGGTGCAGATGCCGCAGCGCGGCGGCCCAGAGCGCCTCCTCGCGCGCAGGCTCTGCCCAGTCCATCGAATAGGCGGGCGGGCGCTCAGGCTCGGTGCCCATCACCTCCCGCCATACGCCGCGCACCAGCCCCAGACAATCGCAGCCCGCCCCCCGGCAGGCCGCCTGATGCCGGTAGGGCGTGCTCAGCCAGCCGCGCGCGGCCAGCACGATCCGTGCGACGCTCATCGCCGCCTGCTCCCGCCGTCAAGACGCGGCGATTTGGTCGGATCGGTGATCACCCAGTCATCGCCGGGAATATCGGGGAACCCTTGGAAATTCAGTAGATTGGCGAACTTGAACTGACAGGTTGCCATGGCCTTGTCGCAGCCCGCCTCGATGCGCAGCGCATCACCCATGGCCACCGGCGCGCCAAGCGGATGCCATATCTCGATCACCCGCCCCGCCCCCTCCATACGGTCGCGTTTGATCAACCCCGAAAGGCCCGCCGCCGCCCCCGATTGCACCCGGATCACGCCATGACGAAACCAGTCCCCGGCAAAGCCGCCCATCTGCGCGAAGTGGAACACGCGCGCGTCCTCCACCTGTTCGGCGGGCCGCTCGGAAACATACCCCGGCGTATCGAGATCAAAGGTGCAGTCTCGATCCCCCAGCACCGCGCTGCACCGCTTCTGATAGACCCGCCCCAGCGGCACGTTGAGCGCGTCGGTGAGTCCGCGCAACTCGGCCTCGAACGCACCGCCCGCGCGCCTTATATCGCCCAGAGACCCGGCGAAAACCTCCAGCCGCTCGGCCACATCCTGCCGGTTCACCACCCAGGCGCGCAGCCGCGCCCCGTCATAGCGCCCGGCCTCGATCTCTGCTTCGGTCAGCCCCTCGTCGGAGAGCGCGCCAAACGCCTCCGTATTGTTGACGGCCAGCCCCGTGCTTTCCTCGACCGCGCGCGCGCTCATCCCCGTGCCGGGGCGAAAGGCTATGCCGTCGAACATGAGCGCCCGGTCATGATCGGTGAACCCCATCACCAGCCCGTCGCGGCGCGTCAGCGCCCAGCACCGGCACACCGTGGTGATGCCGCGCCCCAGATGCGCGGTCAGCGCCGCCGCCCCCGCCCCGCTCACAGCCGGATCTCCACCACCGGCACATTGGGCACCTCGCCCGCCTGAAAGGACGCAAGGCTGACCTGAATGCCATTGGTGTCAAAGCGCACCGGCACGTCGAATTCATATCCGGCGGTAACCGGAACCCCCATGTTCGGCGGCTCGGAGAAGGTCACGATGCCGGTCGTGTCGTCCACCTCGTAATGCACGCCCTCGCGCATCTCGACATCGCCCAGCCCCATGCGCACGCTGCCGCGCACCGGCTTGACGATGGGCCGCACCGCCTCGAACGCGCCCGAGCGATAGGTCTTGACCAGTTGGAACGCCACCGTCGCATCGTCGCCCACCCCGATCCGCTGATCGTCAAAGGCGGGGGCTGCCCCCGCGCGGCTTGACTTGAAATCGCTCCAGTCCTTCCAGCGAAACCCGTATAGCTGCCCCTGACGTGCCTCGAAAAACGCAATCAGCGCCTCGATATCCTCCAGGCTGCGCAGCGCCACGCCCGCGTCATAGCGCCTGCGCGCCTGCGCCCAGGGGCTGTTGCGCTCCTCATGCCCGCTGGCCAGCGTGACGATCTCGGTCAGCCGCTCGGGCCCGCCGATCGAGCCGAAGCTGAGGCTCGTCGGAAACCGTATCTCGTGAAATCCCATGTTTCCCTCCGCTTACCGATTGCGCGCGCCGCGCCCGATCACGCGGCCGAGCTGTGCGGCGATCTGCCCCTGAGAGCGGCGAAAGCCCTCCACGTCGGGCGTCGTGACATTCATCACCACGCTGACCGCGCCGCCGGCCTGCGCGCGCACGCCAAGCCGCCCGTCCGCACCACGCGACAAGGGCAGGATCGCCTCCGGCCCCGCCTCGCCCATCAGCCCGGTGCGCCCGCCGCGCATCGGAAATGTCACCGGGCCGCTCACCACACCGCCATTGGCAAAGGGCATGACCCTTCCCTGGGTGAACCCGCCCCCCTTGGCAAAGGGCAAGAGCCCGCCCAGAAGCGCACCAACACCCTGCGACAGAAGCCCCCCCACCTGATCGGTGACCGGGCGCACCGCGTCGTTGAAGGCGGTGTTCACCAGCGTCGTGGCCAGCCGCCGCAGGCTCTCGCTCAGGCTGTCGCCCTCCACCACGGCGCCGCGCAGCGCACCTCGCAAGCCCCGGCTCAACCCCCGCTCAAGGCTCTGCGCGTCCTGCCCGGCAGCGGCAAAGCCGCCCCGCACCCGCCCCAACTCTCCGGCAAAGGCTGCGGCCATCGCCCCCGCCTGCCCCATCGCCGCGTCGAGCGCCGCAATCTGCGCCTCCAACTCATCGGCGCGTTCCAGCTCATCCATCGCCCAAGTCTCCTGTTCCGTCGGGGAAGGCCGCCAGCAGCGCCTCCAGCCCCGCCCGCGCCATCGGCTGCCCCGCGCGCCCCTCGCCCAGCATCAGCCGCAATTCCACCGGCGTCAGCGCCCAGAACTCCGCCGGGCGCAGCCCCAGCCCCTGCACGCCCGCGCGCATGAGCGCAGGCCAGTCGAACCGCGCGCTCATGCGCCCCCCTCCGGCAGGGCAAAGGCACGCGCCAGCAACTGCGCGGCCGCCCGCGCCGCCGCCAACGGCCCGCCTTCGATCTCGGCGCTGAGCAAGTCAGTCGCCGATCCGCACCAGCCACCGCCGCGCAAGCCCGCGACGATCACCGCCAGCACATCGCGCGACGAAAACGCGCCGCCCTCGAACCGCGCCACCAGATCGACCAGCGATCCCACCTCCATGGTCGCCTCCAGTTCGGCCAGCGCCCCGAGCGTGAGCCGCATCACGCGGGCCTCACCGCTCAGCACCAGCGCCACCTCGCCTGCCCAGGGGTTCGCCATCGCGCTCACAGCACCGTGAAGGTCAACTGCCCCGCCGAGGCCAGCGCCACCTCATAGGTCGCCTCGCCGTCATGGGTGCCGCCATAGTCGATCGAGGTCACCTGAAACGGCCCCTCGATGGTGCCGAAATCGGGGATGATCACCTGAAAGTCCGGCATCTCCCCGTCAAAGAAGATCTGCCGCATCCGCGCATCGCTCGCCGCATCGCGGAAAATGCCGGAGCCGCTGAGGCCCGCCGATTTCACGCCCGCGCCCGCCAGCAACTCGCGCCAGCCCCCCGCCGACTCGAGGCTTGTCACATCCACGCTCTCGGCGTTGAAGCTGACGCGCGTTGCGCGCAGCCCCGCCACGGTCTGGAAATTGCCGCTGCCCGTAAGATCGACCTTGATGAGAAGGTCCTTGCCGTTCTGAACTGCCATTTTGGTTCTCCGTTCCTCTATCTTAAACGCCGTCGTCCACGCGCGCCCGGAATGTCAGATCGATCCGCCGCCGCTGTCCCGCGCCGGTGCGGATCGCCCGCGCGCGCAAAAAACTGAGCGCCACCAGCCGCCCCCGCGCGAGGCTGAGTGCCGCCCCGTCCAGCGCATCGCTCACCGCCCCCGCCGCCTGCTTGGCCACGAGGAACCCCGCCGCCTGCGCGACGACCGAGACGGTCACGCGATGCTCGGCCCCCGCGCCGGTCATGTCGCCGCGCTCGCGCACCTCCTCGGGGCCAAGCGTGACATAGAGATCGGGCGCGCGCCCCTTGGGCAGCGCATCGTGGATCGCGCCGCCCACGAGGGCCGCCAGCGCCGCATCCCCGGCAAGACGCTCGAAAATCGCCGCCTGAAGGGCCGCCGCCGCGCCATAGCTCATGCCACCACCTCCTCTTCGGCCCAGAGGGTCAGGTATTGCGGCCCCGCCGCGCTCTCTGTCACCGCCAGGATTGCGAAGACCCGCGCGCCGTCGCGCAATCGCTGCCCCGCCAGCGGGCGCGACGGCGCGCCCTGCGGGGCCGCGCGCACCGTGATCCTGAAGGCCGCGCGCGCCACGCTTGCGCCCTCGCCCGGCCCCTCGCGGCCCGTGCGCGCCTCGACCTCGGCCCAGAGCGTGCCGCGCACCTCCCAGACCTCCGTGAAGCCGCCCGCGCCATCACCCACCCGCGCCGGGGCCTCCAGCACCAGCGGGCGCGTCAGCATCACCGCCCCTCTCATCGCGCGCCCCCCCCGAGCAGGCGCACCTTGCGATAGCGCTCAATGAGGCTTGCCACGCCAAACGGCATGCAGCCCTCGCGCAGCGCGGTCTCGGCGCGGTGCTCGTAGAAATGCGCGGCCAGCATCAGCACCGCCTGCCCCAGATCGGACGGCAGATCGCCCCAGCCCCCGCCATAGCCCGCGCGAAACACGATCTCGGCCACCCCCCCCGTCGGCACCATCGGCAAAAGCGTCCCCGCCGGCCGCAGCACCGGACGATGCGCGTCGCGCTCCAGCCGGTAAAGGGCCGGATTGATCACCTCCACCTCATCGCGCCGGTCGCGCAGCACAAGGCTCAGGACTGCCCCCACCGGCGCAACCGGGAGGGCTTGGCCCGTGGCGTCCTGCCAGCCATGCAGAACCCATGAAAAATTCCGTTCGATCAGCACCTTGCCGGTGCGTCCCTCGATCGCGGCCATGGCCGCACGCAG